GTCCGGTCGTAGCCCGTGGTGTCGCCGTGGGCTTCGTCTTCATAAAACCGCGTGGGCGTGGTAAAGATTGCGATGATGGGCAGGAGCGCGAGGCAGATCACGGTTACGCCGCCGATCCACATCAGGGCTGTTTGAATGTTGGCGAGCATTTCAACCCCCTGCCGAAACCATCAGGACGCCGATTGCGAGAAGGCAAAGGGTCCAGATGATGAGTGTGTTGTCTTGGTCGGTCATTGTTTGCCTCGCGCTTTCTGGCATTGTGTATGCGGTGCCAAATGTCATTCGTTGGGGTTTGCCAGCGCATGAGCGCGCTCCTTGGCTGCTATCTCGCGCTGGACTGACATCAGCGCCATTTGCGTTCCCATGCGATCAAGGCCGGGCCGCTCGTTCGGGATCTTGGCGAGCAAGTGCGCCTCCATCTTGCGCAGGGCGTCCAAGTCAGCCGACCAAAGCGCATTGAAGTTCGACCAAATGAGCGACGGGGCGGCTTGCGCGCGGTTCATTGAACATGCTCCGCATGAGCCTCGGCCAGCGCGGCGGTTTCGGGGTAAAGTGCGGTCAGGATGGCCTCTGCCAATTGACGCGCTTGCTCGTCGGTCAGAAACAGATCGAGTTGAGCCGACAGAACGTCCGTGGACTCGCGGAGCTTGACGCAATGCCGTCCCTGATACGGCCCGGCAATTTCGATGGGCATCAAGCCGCGTGGCTGAAAGCTGTTGAGCATTGGCTGGCTCCCGGTTGATGGAGCCTACAATCCCATAAAAAAAGGGACACGTCAACCGCTAAAGAAGGGCCATAAGAAAAAGGCTACGTTTCCCCGTGCTTATGCGGGTTTACAAAGTGCGTATTCCCTCGCGAACTAAGCGGCGTGGGGCCGGTAATTTTGGGGGCCATTATGGGAAGCGACCGGGACCGGAGAAGGGCCGAGGCCAGGCAGGCTATGATTTGCGCGCTTGGCGCTGAATATTCCTTGCTAACGCAACTGCTACCGCACGGTTTTCAAGCCTACGATCCTGACCGACTATCACCCTTGCGCAAGCTGTATCTGCGGCAATACCGACTGTATCGGCAGCTTGATCTGGCGGCCAACCTAGATCAATTAAAATAGCTTCCATCCCGTCCCTGAATAGCTCGAAAGCGTCGGGGGCGGGCTCTGCGGCGAATCCGAGCAGCGTGTCAGGGGTGACGCCCAAGACCTCGCAAAACCGCACAAGCTTGGCCCATTGGGTAATATTGCGACCGGCTAATATTTCCGAGACGCCGTTGGCGCTCATGCCTACGGCGGCGGCCAAGTTCTTTACGGAATAGCCTTGGGCCTCCATCGCCTCCCTTAGACGCCGAGCAATTCTCAATGAGTTCGCATTTGACTGCGTAGGCATTGGCTTATGTGACACATGGCGCTTATTTCACCATACCATCTTTTGTTGATAACGGCGCTTGACAACCCCTTAATTTAAGGGGTAAGGTATGCGCCATGTTTCCAATTCTAGACAAACTCGGTGGCATGGACGCGGCGCTTGATGTGATTGAGCGTCGGCGCGGACGCCGCTTGTCTCCCCGCGCTGTCCAGGCGTGGCGCGAATACGGGTTCGTCCCCGCGATCAATCGGCTGCACTTGATGGCCGAATGCGACCAGCGCGGCATCCGTTACGCTGAAAGAGATTTCCTCCCATCAAAGCCCGTCGCCTCAAAACGTGAGGTGACGGCATGATTTCGCGCACCGCTCCCCTCGCGCGAAAGAGCCCGGCTGGCTTTGACCTCCAGCCAGCCGGGCTCCCCTTTCACCGCCGGGGGCGGGCGGTGTTCTCAGTTTCCCCCGCGAGACGTTTCCTCCCTGACTCGCGGTTACTGGCGTCTGAGCGTTCGCGCTCGCGCCTCTTTATCTGCAACCGCTTCACGACGAGCAACGCTGTCCAAGGCAAATTCGTCCAAGCGGTTTGATGTGTGTCTGTGTCGTCACCTTCCATGAAGCCATCATGGAGGGAAGCATGAAGGAAGTATCCAACAAGGCAACGGAGCGTAGCGTTATGAGTGCCAGTGCTGAAGCCGCCGACTTGCTGCGCCAGATCGCCGGAAAGGGCGAGCCCGGCGAGACGAAGAAAGCGGCATGGCTCAGGGCCTTCCGCAAGCTCCGTGGCGATTGGACATTTAACCGGGTGAAAGACCTTTGGCGGCAAGAGCCGCGCGCACGGGTCTCAGCCGAAGAACTCACGCAGCTTCGCACCGTTGCGAAGCAATCGACCGGGGGCGGTGATGATATTCTGGCGCGGACTGCCGATGCACTTGAAAACGTGGCCGCGCGCCTTGACCGGCTCGATTCTGATTTCTTTGGGCCGGACGTTTCTAGCCTGCGCGATTTGGCTGATCGAATGCGGTCGTAACATTCTGCGGGGGCGCTGATGGTCCCCCGTCACGAAATCCTTGCTGAAGGCGTTGAACTCTGGTGCGGCGATATGCTGGAGATATTGCCGACGCTTGGGGAGTTTGATGCGTGTGTGACTGATCCGCCGTATGGGATTTTTAAAAAGACGGGCGGAAACGGGCGCATGTTTGGCAGGGACACAATATACACACAAGACGATAGCGCTGCCAAATGGGACCATAGGCCATCGCCTGAAATGATCAGTCTGTGTCTCAATTCGTCAAAAAGTTTTGTGATATGGGGCGGAAATTATCTATGCGATTTAATAGGTCCATGCAAGGGGCCTTTGATATGGCACAAGCTGACAGGCAACAACTCTTACGCAGATGCGGAGATTGCTTGGACTAATGTTTCAGGCACGGCTCGCGTTTTGTCGCATCAATGGTGCGGCGCTTTCAAGGATAGCGAACGCGGGCTTAGGGCGCTGCATCCAACGCAAAAGCCCATCGCTGTTATGGAATGGTGCATCAGTTTCCTACCCAATGCTGGCACCATCCTTGACCCATTCATGGGCTCCGGCACAACCGGCGTAGCAGCCATCAAGCGCGGCAAAGCGTTTTATGGCATAGAGCGCGAGCCAAAATACTTCGACATTGCTTGTCGGCGCATCAGCGATGCGCTGAAGGCCCCCGATATGTTTATCCCGGCTCCTGCGCCCAAACCCGTGCAGGAGCCGTTGCTATGACGCCGCGCTATTTCGCAATGGTCCGCTGGCCAGACCTCCCGCAATGGCTGGCGCTTGGTTGGCACTACACAGGCCAGCTTCCCGGCCAACATGGGGAATGGGCTTGCGGGCTTGAATGGCGTTGTGACTGTCCTGTGAGGCGGCCATGACAGAGCCCGCCATTGTCCCCCTGTACTTTGAACTGATGTTCCCTCCGACCGTGAACAATCTGTTTGTCAACGGAAAGGGCGGGAAAGGCCGCTTTACCTCGCCAGCCTACAAGGCATGGAAGGAAGCCGCAGGAACGCTTGCCAAGACCCAAGCGAAGGGAAAGCGCATCGCTGGCCCCTACGCAATGGAGGTTCGCCTTGTGCGTCCCGACGGGCGTAGGCGCGACGCTTCCAACTATCTCAAGGCGATTGAGGATTTGTTTGTGTGGCTTGGCGTCGTTGATGACGATTCCGAGTGTCAGTTTGTGAGTGCCGAATGGGTCAAGTCTGGCCCGCCCTGTTTTGTTGCAATTAGGCCCTGCCTTCGTTGGGGAGGTTCGCCGTGGATTTCTGTGCAGCAAGGGAATGGCTTGACGGAGTAGGGAGCGATCCTATGGCAGACCGCAAAAAGCAGAAGCTTCAACGCGAAATCTGGCAAAGCCTTGAATGGCAGAAGCGCCGCGCGATCATGGGCAACATTCGCTCGCGTGAAGCAACCGCGCCGCCCCCGACACTCCCGCAGATCAAGGGGCCATCGCTGGCGGAAATCGAAGCAAAATATGGCAAGTAAGGGGTGCGTCCATGACCGCGTTGCAAATCACACAGGAAGAAATCGGCAGCTTTGACTACGAGGCCGCGAAGGCTCGCAAGGCCCGTATGTGGGGCGCTCCTGTCGTCAGCCGTCCTCGCCCTTTGCCTGTCATCAATTACCCTGTGCCTGCCCATATTCGGCTTGGCAAGACGCGGTATCTGGAGCCTATCGGCCCGGTCAAGCGCCGCGATTGGATTGAGGTTCGGACCCCCACGCATCGCGGTCAGGCGATCCTTGAGGAAGTCGCCAAAAAGCACGGCATCAACCCGCGCGACATTATCGGCCCTTGGCGCAAGCATGAAATCTGCGTTGCCAGATTTGAGGCTGTGTACCGGCTGCGCGAGGAATTGATGATGAGCTTTCCGCAGATCGGGAGGTTTATTGGTGGGCGTGACCACACGTCTGCGCTCGCAGCCTATCGGCGGTTCAAGGGAATGCTGGAAGCTGGCGAGGCGCAGCCTGTTTTGTTGACCAAGGCGCGGGCGCTTCCGCTGTTTCAGGACAACCTAGATGGCTAACAACCTCTATATCCCGTTCCATCCCGGCGACTATCTGGCCGATACGGCGCACCTGTCGGCGGCGGAACATGGCGCGTATTTTTTGCTCATCCTTAACTATTGGCAGCGCGGCGAGCCGTTGCCGGATGATGACCGGAAATTGCGCGGCATTGCCCGCATGTCTGCCGACGAATGGGCGGCAGCCAAAGAAACCGTGCTTGAGTTTTTCGACGCACGGGATGGGCTGTTGCACCACAAGCGGATTGACGAGGAATTAGACAAGGCGCGCGAGCGGTCGGACAAGGCGCGCGAAAATGGCCTTCGTTCAGCCAATGCGAGGCAAAATGGCAGCAACCGTTCAGCGCCCGTTAAGCAACCGTTGAACGAGCGTTCAACGACCGTTGAGCGACCGTTGAGCGACCGTCCAACTAATCAGGATCAGGATCAGGATATAGAAGAAGCTATCGCTTCTTCTACGCACGAAGCGAAGCTTTCGGTTTTGGAAATCCAGCGCCAACTTGAGCAAGCGACCGGCTGGCACGACCTCCCCGGCGTAGGCGCAATCGAGAAGCTGCTATCGGAAGGCCATTCTTTCGAGGGGCGAATACTCCCCCTTGCCCGCGACGAGGCCGAGCGACGAACGAGCGCGCCCGGCGGCTGGACCTATCTTGCGGCAGTCGTGCGCGACAAGACGCGCCAGCCCACGGCGGCAGCGAAGCCGGTTGAAATGACGTGGGTGCCGCTCGGCTCGCAAGCTTGGAAAACGCTTACCGCCAAGAAACGCGAAGGCTATTTGCGGTCGATGTTGAAACCTGGACCGGGCGGCGAAGGCATCTATTGGCCCGCGCATGAACTGGCAAACCAAGGGGCAGCGGCATGAAGTTCCGGCGCGAATGGGCCATGCCTTCGCCAGATACTTTGTCGATATTTCCGATTGCTTGCTTTGTGCAGCGGCACATTGCGGGGGCGAAAATCATCGTGGACCCGTTTGCGCGCAATTGCATGATTGGTACGCACCGAAATGACCTTAACCCGGAAACGTTAGCGCAAGACCATATGGATGCAGTCAAATGGCTGGAAAAGTTAAATAGTCAAAATATTCGCGCGGATGCCGCAATATTTGACCCGCCATATTCTCCGCGCCAAGTAAGCGAAGTTTATCAATCTGTTGGAATCAGATGCGGCATGGAAGATACCCAAACGGCAAAATTATACGGGCGAGCCCGCACGGCGCTTGATCGTATTATGAAACCCGGCGCGGTTGTTCTGTCGTTTGGTTGGAGCAGCAACGGCATGGGTGTCAAACGCAGATATAAAATTGAGGAAATCTTACTAGTCGCGCACGGCGGCGCGCACAATGACACCATCTGTATTGCAGAGCGTAAGTGCGCCCAAGATTTGTTCGCATCGGCAGAGGAGGCGGCATGAAGCGCAAACCCGGAGACCGCTACGCAAACGGACGGCTAAAGCGCCCTACAATCGAACAGCTAAAGCAGATGGAAGCCGAGAGGTATCGCGAGAACATGCAGCAAGCCGCACAGCAGCCCCACAGGCGTGGTTTTCGTGATCCCCTGGACCCGCGCCTTGAAAGCGCGCTTGGCCGGTTCTGCGCCATCCGTGGGCTCCGTGGCGAGCTATACGACGCGGGACATGAGTGGGCAGACATGCGCCGCTCATGGAATCAGGCCAAGGGCGTTCCCTCGCAAATCAAACTTGGCGGCGGCACGGGGGCAGGGCCTTCCGATGCGACCGTTGCCAGATGGGGCCGCATCCTCAACGACATTGACGAGGCGCTGTATGACGCCAACGCGGCGACGTTGTGGGCTGTTCGGCGGCTTTGCATTGATAACGTGGCCCCAAGCCGGGAATTTGAGCCATACGCCATTCGTGGCTTGACGATTGTAGCGGAAACCTTGGGGCGGGTGGAAAGCAACGTGCATCCTTTTGTGAGGGCGGCGTGAGCCCACGGCGCGAAATACTGGCGGAAGGCGTCGAGCTTTGGTTGGGCGACTGCCGCGAAGTGTTGCCGCTGATTGGGCCGGTTGACGCGGTTGTGACAGACCCGCCTTATGGAATTGGGCTAGAGTATTCGGAAGCTTTTTCTGACGATGAAGCTTACGTTTTAGAACTTGTTAAGACTATTATACCTTGGGCAGAGGCTAACGCTAAACGAACACTTATAACATCAGGAAATCAGTGCCAGCATTTGTACCCGCGCCCCAAATGGACGCTTGCTTGGGTTACGCCCGCTGGCGCCGGAAGCGGGCCTTGGGGTTTTTCTTGCTGGCAACCAATCCTTGCCTATGGCTCCTGTCCCTATCTGGCGTCTGGTAAGGGGCGCAGGCATGACATTTTCATGCATACAGAGGCGAGCGAGCCTAATGGGCATCCTTGCCCGAAGCCAATTCGGTTTATGGAGAGGCTGGTTGAGCGCGCCGCGCTTGTGGGTGATTTGGTCTGTGACCCATTCATGGGGAGTGGAACCACAGGCGCAGCGTGCGTGAAGCAGGGGCGGCGCTTTGTGGGTGTTGAGATTGAACCGCGCTATTTCGACATCGCCTGCCGCCGCATATCCGACGCGCTCAAGGCTCCTGACCTGTTCATTCCCACGCCCGCGCCAAAGGCAAAGCAGGAGAGTCTTTTATAGACTGTGGAAAAGCAATATAGCCCTTGCTATTAATCCGCAAATCAAGTAGGCTTCGTCGTAATGTGTAGAACGGGAACTGCGCCTTGAGTGCAGTTCAACAGTTTGGCGGCGGGGAATCCGCACCCACCCTTGGGCCGGGCTCGATAAAAAGGCCCGCCGTCAATGAGTTTGCAGAGCGGCGTGGAAGGACACGCTAACCAGCACACCACGGATGAATGTGCGCAAGGTTCTAGAAGAACGCTAAGCGCGGTTTGGTGACGGTCGCATTTGCGGGCAGTAGCCGGCCAATAGCCTTCAGCCGGTATCAAGCCCGGCCTCTGCAAATCATTCCCTCGCACAGCGGGGCCTCCCATGTATCCAGAGCTATCCAGAGCCGCCCGGTTCATTGTCGGCGGCGTCATTGGCTTGCTTATCGTCCTGCTGCTGACGACGCTTGCGGCAGGGCAGGAGGATACGCCCGCTGAAAAGCGCGGCTGGTGGGGCCATCCCCGCGTTCAAGCCTGCTGCTCGGTCGCTGACGCGGTATTTGCGGACCAATGGCATTTCCTCCCCGATGGATCAGTCTTGGCCACGGTGACTGAGGGAACGGTGCAAACCATGCACTGGGTCGATTCCGTCATCGGGCGCACGTATCACGTCCCTGCTGCGCAAGTCATTGACGTACCGGGCAACCCAACGGGGCGGGCGCTGTTGTTTGTGTCACCGACGACACATAACCTGTACTGTTTCGCCACAGGCCCCATGATCTGATGAGCTTGCACCGCCTCGACCTCCCGACGCTCACAATCATAACAGCTTGGAAAAAATACGTTGAGCATCGCGACACCGACCGGCTGAAGGCAGTCATGGCCTTGGTCAAGCATTTTGAGCGGGTGGACGAATACGCGGTTGCCAAAAACATGCCCGGCTTCAACCGCTGCGATCTACTCGACCATACGGCGCGGGGGAAGGTGAGATGAGCCCGCCCCTAACCCTCGACCAAATCTACACAGCCGCCCAAGAGGCCAAGCGCCAGGAGCAGCAGCGCCAGTCTGTCGCCCAAATGGCTGACGAGATTGAGAAGCGGCGCATCGAGGAAGAGGATTGGCAGCCCCCGATTGACGTTGACGCAAACTACGTCCCCGAGGAAGTCGCCCCGGCAGACTGGTGGATCAGGGAACAACTAGCCAAGGAACTGGCTAAGGGCAGACTAGCCGAGGAACCGGCTAACGAAGATAGCCACGGCTATACCATCTACGTCGAGGACACGGACTAAAGCATTCCAAACGGAAGCCAACATGACCGCCTTTGGGCGGTTTTTTCATGGAGCTAACCAAATGGCGGCACAGCGTGATTACTACACCAAGCGCGGCGCGGAAGAACTGGCCGAGCGCATTCGTATCTATTGGCGCGGGCGCGGCAAATTCCCCCGCGTATGGACAGAGCCATTGACCTTCACGCAGGAAGCCAAGCTGAAGGAAAACGGAACGCCGCACACAGTCACGCTTTACATGGTCCGTTCCAACATGGTCGGCGGCTTGCCGGTCTAAATTAGAGTTATCTAGATGGCTCTAGGGCGGAAAACAGGTGGGCGGCAAAGGGGGACGCCAAACAAGCTAACCAAGGCGCTAAAGGACGCGATTCTTGAAGCGGCAGAGCGCGCGGGTGGGCAGGGCGGGACCGTCAGCTATCTTGAGACGCAAGCCGTCGCTAATCCAAACGCCTTTATGTCCCTACTTGGCAAGGTTCTGCCTTTGCAGATCGCGGGCGCTGACAATGAGGACGGGACGCCCGGCGAAATCGTAGTGCGTATCCTTGACACGCGCTCTAACGGTTGACGTTCCAAGGGCCTTTGCGCCGCTTCTCAAGCCAAGTCGCTACAAAGGCGCATATGGCGGGCGCGGCGGGGCCAAGTCGCATTTCTTTGCTGAGCAGCTCATCCTCCGGTGCTACCAGAAGCAAACCCGCGCGGTTTGTATTCGTGAAGTTCAGGACACCATCAAGGACTCGGTGCGCCAGCTTCTCGTGGACAAAATACAGAAACTTGGGCTCGGTTCGGCGTTCGATTGCCTGGAAGCGGAAATCAGGGGGCGCAACGGCTCGCTGATTATCTTTCGCGGGATGCAGTCGTACAACGCCGAGAACATCAAGTCTCTTGAGAACTTTGATATTGCATGGGTTGAAGAAGCCCAGACGCTCAGTGAGAAATCTCTGCGGCTGCTTCGCCCAACGATCCGCTCGGAGGGCTCAGAACTCTGGTTTAGCTGGAACCCCCGGCACGACACCGACCCGGTTGATGCATTCTTTCGCGGGCCGTCGCGCCATCCTGACGCCATCGCAATCAGCGTCAACTGGAACGACAATCCTTGGTTTCCCGAGGTTCTCAAGACTGAGAAAGATGCCGACTACGCCGCTGACCCTGAAATGGCGGAACACGTCTGGGGCGGCGGGTATGAGATTATTACCGAGGGCGCGTATTACGCCCGCATGATAGCCGACGCGGAAAAGGCCGGACGAATTGGCCATTTCCCCTACGATCCCAAACTGCCCGTCAATACGGGATGGGACATTGGCGTAGATGATTATACCGCCATCTGGTTCACGCAGGACGATGGCATTACCGCGACGGTCATTGACTACTTTGAATGCTCCGGCATCGGGGCTGAGGACATTGTGCGGCAGGCTTTGCCTGAGTGTTGCCCAAATCCGGCAGACACAGCGGAAGGCTTGGCGGTCTTGGGGCGCAAGGAGCCCTTCAGGTACGGAACGCATTATCTGCCGCATGACGTGAAGCTGCGGGAATGGGGCGCAGGAGCCCGCTCGCGTTACATGACGCTGTTGGCCTTGGGAGTAAGGCCCATCATTCCTGGAGCCAATCAGGGGCCGCAGGAACGCATATCAGCGGTTCGCCGCATCCTGCCGGTGACGCGGTTTAATCAGACAAGCCGGGTCAATCTTGGCCTGTCGCGTCTGAGGCGCTACCGGCGCAAATTCAATGACGCGCTCGGAACCTACACGACGCCGCTGCATGACGAGGCGAGCCACGGCGCGGATGCATTCGGGGAGTGGGCGATCAACTGCCCGATCCGGCCCATCATCGTGCCGCCTGAACAAAAGCCTGACCGCCTTGATGTGCAAGTCCTGCCCAACGGGCAAGTAAAGATGAACATGGACGTGTTCGCCATCGTAGAGGCCAAGCGTCGCAAACGGGAAGCTAACCGCTGATGGACGAACAAAGCGCCTCCTACGAAACGAAAGACGAGTCGCTCAAGAGCGATCCCGATTTCGTTCGCTTCTGGCTCGACGCCATAGAAGCGGCTGGGAAAGAGGAGAAGGACTGGCGCGACGACGCCGACAAGGTTCTTGAAATCTATCGCGGCGAGGACAAGGGCGAAACCGAGTTCAACATTGTCTATTCCAACGTCGAAACGCTGCTTCCGGCCATTTACAATTCAACGCCTGTCCCCGATGTGCGCCGCCGCTATGGCGACAAGGACAAGCACGCCAAGACGGTTGCGGACATTCTGGAACGGTCGATTTCCTATTCGCTCGACTCCTACGACTTCGACAACACGATGCGTAACGTGTTGTTCGATTCGGCCATCCAAGGCCGTGGCGTGGCGCGGGTTCGCTACATTCCCACGATGGATGAGGCCGGACAGGTCACGTATGAGGAGGCGACGTGCGAGTATGTGCCGTGGAAGCATTTCCGGCACGGCGCGGCGCGGGTGTGGGATGAGGTGCCGTGGATTGCGTTCGAGCATTTCCTGTCCCGCGACCAGCTTCGCAAGCTCAATCCTGAATTGGCGGAAAGCGTTCAGCTTGATTGCTCGACGCGCGGCGAAGAAGCGCCCGATACGCAAAAGAGCGATATTTTCAAGCGCGCCCGCGTGTGGGAAATCTGGGACAAAGAAAGCGGCGAGGTTATCTTCATTGCGACCGGCTATGCCGAGGAGGCGCTTTCACGTCAGGCTGATCCGCTTGGGCTGACGGGGTTCTATCCCATTCCCCGGCCAATCCAGCCCATTCTGACGCCCGGCAAGTTGTGTCCGGTGACGCCTTACACGGCCTACAAGACGCTGGCCGAGGAACTGAACTCGATCACGCTGCGCATCCGCAAGCTGGTCAGGCAAATCAAGGTCAAGGCCGGTTATGCCACGGCGGGCGCGGACCTCGACCGTCTGGCGCAGGCTGATGATGGCGAGCTAGTCCCGCTTCAGAACCTTGAGATGATTGCAGCGGGCGGCGGCGACATTAACAAGCTGCTTGCTTGGTGGCCGATTGAGCCACAGGTCAAGGCGCTCGCTCAGTTGTATGTCCAGCGCGAGCAGATCAAGCAGACGATCTACGAAGTCACCGGCATCAGCGACATTGTGCGCGGGCAGTCTGCCGCATCCGAGACGGCGACGGCGCAGCAGATCAAGGCGCAATGGGGCTCGCTGCGTATCCAGCGGCTTCAGGCCGATGTGCAGCGGTTCGCGCGCGACCTGTTCCGCCTCAAAGCTGAGATATTCGCGACCAAGTTCGACATTCAGCGACTTGCGCAGATCACCGGCGTCCCTGTCCTGCCGATGCAGCAGATACAGCAGGCGCAGGCTATGGTCGCGCAGGCGCAGCAGATGCAGCAGCCTATCCCGCCCGAAATGGAGGAAGTTCTCAAGGCCGCGCCGCTTGAGGCCATCGAGCCGCTGATGCGCTCGGACCTCCTGCGCTCGTACAAGATCGATGTGGAATCGGATTCAACCATCCGCGCCGACCTGACCCGCAATCAGGAGCAGATGCAGTTCTTTGTTCAGGGTACGGCTCAATACATGACGGCGGCAATGGGCGCGGTGCAGGCTGGAATGCCCATCGAGCCGCTGGTTGAGATTTACAGCGCCTTTGCCCGCAACTTCAAGCTTGGGAAGCAGGCCGAGGACGCGCTTGACCGCTTGGCCGAGGACGCCCGCAAGCCGAAGCCGCCGAAGCCTGATCCTGAAATGGAAAAGGCGAAGATGCAGGCGGAACTTGAGAAGGCAAAGCTGCAAAGCCAGCAGCAACTTGAGGGCGCAAAGCTTCAGGGCCAGCAGGCGATTGAACAAGCGAAGCTTCAAGGCCAGATGCAGCTTGAGGGCGCAAAGCTGGAAATGGAGCGCGAGAAAATGGCCGTTCAAATGCAGCTTGAGCAGGCCAAGATGCAG